TGATTTTAATACTATTTGCATCCAATGAGCAGGAAGCATATACAACTGTAAAGGCTTGCCTTGCTCTGACATTACTTTGTATAAATAAACGTTTCCGCATACTTTTAAATATACTTTGTATAAAAATATAATATCATTCCATGTTTGCGTTGGGTTTGGCTTATCCAACGGCATGGGCATTTCACTATCTGTTTTATATGCTTTTAATTTTAGCTTATTTACGGCTTGTTTTTGTTGGAACGATAAATCAATTGGGTATGACTTTATTTTCTTTAATGATTGCTTATCATTAATCTTTTTAATGCAATATGGTATAACTGTAGTTTTTGAAGCCATTTGATTAACTATGGCATTAACGTCTGGATTTTCCCCATATCCTTTGACTAAAAGAGTTTCTAAAGTTGGATTGTAAGTATTTGTTAATCCTCCTACTAATCTATAAATAGATTCGTTAAATAAGTTTCTATTAGGATTTGTTAAAACATCCCAAGCCATAAGGATTCTATTTTTTGCCATTATAGTGAATTTTATTCAAAGATATAAATTAAAATGTAAAAAATTCATTTGTCATTAAATTTCTTTCAATTCCGTAGCACGTTAAATCAATATGTTCATCATGTTTAGCATTTGGGAATGTTCCTACTTGCTGTAAAAAAGCGTCATTCCAACTGCCTTTAATTAAAATACACCTACCAGATTCAATGTATGGTGAACAAGCTCTTGCATTTTCTATTTTACTTTGATTAACAAAATTTGTCTTAATCTCTGAAATATTAAGTTTAGTTTCATTATAAATCATTTGCTTAATAGACTTCCCAGAGGCTTTTGGCTCGACTAATGTCATTTTAACCTCAACTCCAGAACTTGCAATATGAGCAGGAATAAACTTTAATAGCTCGGGCATTTCCATATATTTGTCAATACTAGAAGCAATTACATAATTATTATCCCATTTTGCACCAATTTGAAAACCACTTGGATCATTTGCCGTGTTTTTGGTGTAAGCTCCGTCAATTATCAACTCCCATTTCAAAGACTGTAAAGGAACTTCTGCTTTGTCAACTATCTGAAACCACTCTCTTCTCCATTCTCCACCCTCACTAGGGGCTGGTTGTTGCATGTATTGACCCGCAAAATTATACCTGTTTGCTTGTCTAATTTGTTCCAATTCTTCAAAGGTGTGTTTTTCTTCCCAAAGTGGTATATTGTTTTGGTCCAGTGCCGGTAGGTTTAAATGTTCCCAAACTTCACCGCTTCCACCATTTAGCAAAAAACCGCTTAAATCCTCTTCATGTACACGTTGCATTATGAGAATAATAGGAGTTGAACGGTCATTAACACGGCTGCGAATAGTATTGTTATAACGTTCGTTTATAACTAGTCTTGCTCTATCGCTTTCGGCATCGGTTGGTTTTATTGGGTCATCAATTATAATAGCACCACTAAATTCGGTACTATTTGGAACACCTGCGCCAAAACCTGTAATCGCTCCACCTGCTGATGTTGCATAAACGCCTCCCCCTTGTAGATTAAACCATTTTGATTTTGACTTGCTATCGGGTTTAAGTTCGTTTTTCCAAAACTTTTGGTAAGCATCGGATTCAATATATTCTTTTGTTTGGCTGGAGTTGTCTAATGCTAATTCATTTGAGTATGAAAGATGTATAAACTTAGATTGTGGATTCTTTGCCATTGTCCAAGCGATGAACATTTTAACGGCTAATTCGGTCTTTCCGTATCTAGGAGGAATGTTAATGATTAGCCTTGTAATTTCGCCATCAAAAACATCCATTAATTTTTTAGCAATCTCTATATGATGCTGGTTAACTGTAAACTTTCGATTTGTATTTTCTTTATACAAATAACGTACGAAAAATAGGAAGTTGTTTTCGCATTTTACTTTTAATACCTTTTCTTCATTAATAAGACTTTTCAATATTATAGTTTATTCGTTTGATTTCTTCGTCTGTTAATTTTCCACCATCGATGTTAAGATTAGTATTAATGACTTCGTTTTTCTCCCCAAACATTTTTGGATAAAATTTAGCCATTTTCCATTTTAATGTTTGTACCAAAGTGTTGTAAGTTGATGGATCTATTTGTTTTGCTAATAACATATCTCTATACATATCCATTTCTTCTTCTAATGCTTCAGCTTTATCTTGAATGCTTTTTATATACAGGTCAAACAATTCTGATTTATCTCTTTTCCAATTGCACCAGGTTTGAAAAGTTGGATATTCTTCTTTAGATTTTAAAACTGTTTTAATATTAGCACCATTTACCACCTCATGACAGATAGTTTTACAAAGTTCAAAATTATATTCTGATAGTCTTGCCATAATAATCAAATTTACAAAATTATTTAATACGTTTAACATTTAATTTAGATTCAATTATAAAATATCCGTCTTTTATAATTAAATCTGGAATCGGTCTATTATACTTTGTATAACTGTCCATGTTTTTATTCTTTAATCGTTTGGCTTGTTCTGGTGTATATTTCATATTGCCACTGCCTTCCAATCGTAATTAAAGGACTTTTTTAGTTTGACCCATTCTGCATAGGTCATGATTGTTTCGTGTTCTTTTTTTGTTTCTCTATTTATTGCCGTTATTTTTAGTTTGGCATCTGCTGAAATTAATTGTTTCATACTATTCTTTTAAATTGTTCTAAATTTTTTACAATCCAATATTTAAAACCAAAACTTTCAACAAGTTCTTGAAATAATTTTTGCACATCTGATTGAGTTCCTTTTTCAGTTTTAACCTCCACAAATATAATTTTATTTTGTTGAATCACTATAAGGTCAGAAACTCCTGCTAGTGCTCCAGTAAGTTTTAAAATTTTAGCTGTTATTTTATTTCGTAGCCCTCCGTTCGGGACGCTGAAAATTAATCCTTTTTTATGCATAACAAAATTATTTTTAAACCAAATAACGATGCTTTGCTGTATAATATCTTCTTCTGTCATAGGTAAGGTTTTTTAGGGTAAGATTTTTGTTTTCAAAGTGTATAGAAAAAATATAAAAATACATAATATGTGTAATATGTGTATAATGAAAATAATATATAAGTTTATTAATATATTTTCCTTACTTCCTTACCTTTAGTATTAAGTATTTGATTTTAAGGGTTTTAATAGGTAATGAAAAGGTAATGAAAGGTAAGGAAAATACCCTAAAAGTAATGTTTTTTAAATATTTTTACACCGCTAATAACTTTTTTTTCTACTTTAAAAGATTTTGGTTTTAAATTTAAATATAGTAATAAATATGTAATATTACAAATTATTACCTCAAAAAGGTACTTCATCTGTATTAACTTGTTGATTTTCATAGGTTTTATATAATTTTACCCCAAAAAACACTTTTCCATCTCTTTTATATGATTTGTAGCTAATTTTGTTTTTTGTAAAAATATCTTTTATATCATACTTGGTAATATTTATAGAATTTACGGCATTTAGGTAGGATAAAATATTACCTTGATTCAATATAACTTCTTCTTGGTGTCGATTATTTACATCCAAAGAGTAGTAATTAAAGAAAATTTCTTCAACTGGCATAACCTCTAAATTTGTTTTTGTGTTTTTATTTAAAAATTCAATATCCTCACTAGAATAAATTTTCCAATCAAAATTTTTACGATATAAATCGAACACTTCACGCCATAAGTCATCGGTGTTTATTTTTACCATTTGATTATAATCGATGCTTTGCACGTTAATAGGTAAAATACGTCGATTTCCTGTAACATCTTTTAAAATATCTACTTCATTACTCGTTCCACATAAAGAAGCTTTACGTTTCATTTTTGAGTAAAAAGCAGAATAAGGTAAACGAATATCGATTTGATTTGCATCGGCTATTTTTTTAAAGTCTTTCACGTCTTTTGTTGCTAATCCTCCAAACTCGTCATCAAGTACTAGAAGGCCTTTAACTAAGTTGTAAATACTATCTTTATCCTTTGCATCTATTCGATGTTCTATAAGATATTTTTGTAGTTCTTTTGGCATAAGGTTGCGAAAAAATGAAGTTTTGCCTGTACCTTGTTGCTGGCCACAAAGTACTAGAGTAAGCGGACTGACTTTTGTTTCGTGTAAAGGACTAATCCAATTATGAACAGATCCAACTAACCACTTTGTAAAAACCCATTTATTATAATCGGATTTTGGTTCGATGCAATTAATGTACTTTTCTATGTTACCGGATTGAAATTCTTTGTTGCTAAAAAATTCGTTTAGTGGATTAAATATTTTAGTAGCTTCAGAATTAATCATATCACGAACGTCTGATTTTGCTACATTAAAATCTAGACAGTTTTTAGCAGAAAAATAAATCGAATTTAGTTTAATATCATCTAGTATTTTATCGTTTATAAAAATTTCGTTTGTAATAGAATCTCTGTATGGGTTGTAATTTTCCTGAATAAAGTTTTTAAGTTGGTTTACTTCGCTTTCTTGACTATCAACTTGAAAATCAATTTTAGAATTAATCACATCCAAAATTAAAGAGTCGCTTGGTGCGTCTAATTTAAGAACTTCGGTAACGTGTTTTTTTACACTTTCAATTGTTGGTGTACCTTGTGTTTTTTGAAGTGCAACCGTTGCAATAGTCTTTTTAGTAAGGTCGGAATAAATTTCGATTCCTTCCTCTTTTACGTAATGATAAAAAGTACCTATTGAAATTTGACCTTGTTTACAAAAATTCTTATAGTGTTTTTCAATATCCTTTTCACTATATTTTGACCCATTTTGGCAAATTGCTTTAAAATAATTTAATCCAGAATCTCCAAACTTAGAACCGATAGCAAAACCAATATCGCAATACCTTTTATAGTCATCTTGGCAAAGGTCAACCCCTTTTAATTTATCAAGTATCTGTCCAAAATCATCTTGGACAAAAACATACTCTTTTCTTTCTATTGCTTTTATTTTTGTTTTAGCTACAAATTTCACAGCTTTTTCATTGTGGAATAAATAAGGGTCGTAAGACAAAAACCTTAATCTATTTTTATTTTTGCAGGATTGGTCAATCATAATATTAAACGAATCCCAATAATACTGGCCTATTTCGTTAAACGATTCTAGGAACTTGTTAGGATTTATTTTAATAAACACACATAAACCATCACCACCAAAAGAACGGTGAGAAACGAAAGTATATTTATCGTCATTGATTTTGTTTAGAAGTTGTAAGTTCACATCGTCATCAATATCAATTACAATTAACCCGTTTAACTCTAAAATGTTAGAAGCGTTTTTACCGCCCTGATTCATTACTGCCGAACCTGTAATGCACGGCATTAAGTTTTTAAGTTCTTTATATTTCTGGACGTCTTTTTTTACTGCACGTGCATTAAGTACCAAGTCTTGATACTTACCATTTTTAATAATCTCGATATAGTTTGACAAGTCTATATCTGTTTTGTTAGTGTCTTTGATGTTTTGGTAAAAGCTAAATTTCATACATTTTCTTTTTAGTTTCTGTTAATATTTTTTCTGTTAAAGTATTCCACTTTACTGGTTTTCCATCTTTAAGGATTGACCCTATAATTTTAAAGTAAATTGGCCTAAGGTATTTGTTGAATCTAATTTGAAAATTGCCTTTTTTTTCGTGCCAAAGAAAGTCACTTTTTGGGAGTTGCAATTTAGATAAAAAAACAACCCACTTTTGCCTAACTATCTTCAATGTTTCAAATTTAGAATGATTCTTATTAATGTGAAATTCTAAATCTAGTGTTGGTGGTAAAAGTTTTGCTTTTTTACCAACGATTATGAACTCTTTTTCTTCACGTTCTTTTTGCTCTCCAGCTGGAATTTCCCAACCGCACTCTGGGCAGCATTTTTCTTTTTTCTCAAAGTTGTAGCCACAATCTTCACATTCTAAAATATCAAGTAAAATATTTTTATGTTGTTTATCTAAAAATATTTTTTTCCAATCACGGTCAAAAGAAAACACCCCATGTTCTTGATTATTATTCCCGCCATCAATTAATAAGAAGTGTGGCTTTTCTATTTTAGATGTTTTTCGTGCACCACGTCCAGCGATTTGGATCCATAAGGAAAGGCTTTTTGTTGCCCTTGCCATTAATATAACCTCAACATCGCAAACATCAAATCCTTTTGTAAAACAACCTGTATTAATAAGAACTGCATCTTGTGTTGTTCTGAACCACTCTACTATTCCCTCACGTTCCGAAGCATCATTATTTACACTGTCGTAAGTTTTCACGTTTTTGTCTTTGAATAGTTCGGCATAGATAGTATTAGTTTCTGTTGAACTTGTAAAAATCATAGTTTTTTTTCCGTCGCATAATTTATCAAAAGTTTTGCGAAGTGCAGTTTTATAGTATTCGGATTGAAAAACTTCTTTTAAAGATTGAGCTGTAAATTCACCAGAAGCATCTGTTTTTAAACCTGAACTGTCAAAATCAATATATTCGTTTTTTTCAGAAATTAAATAATTATTTTGCATTAGCCAACTAATTGGTTTACCACAAACAATATCATCGTACCAATCTGACATAGTTTCTAATTGGCTTTCGTAATCGTTAATTTTATTTCTTTTCAATCGAACAGGTGTAGCAGTGAAACCTATTCTTTTACAGTTTGGTAAAAATTCAAATAGTTTATTGAACTCCCAAATATGACACTCATCAATAATGCAGTAGTCAAATAATGGCAGTTTGTGTTTTCGGTTCCAAAGGCTTTTAACCATTGCCACAATAATCTTGTTTTCTGGTATTTTTTTGCATCCGGCCAAAACACATCCAACGTCAAGCCCTTGCTTTTTAAACGTTTGTACGGTTTGATTTACCAAATCAATACTATCAACTAGGATTAGCGTTTTAGAATCTAAAATTGATACTAATTCAGTAAAAACAACTGTTTTTCCTCCACCTGTTGAAAGTTGGCAAACAATCGAATCTACTTCTTTAATTTTAAAAAGAATTTCATCTAGGAACTCTTTTTGGTGTGGGTATAATGTTTTTTTCATAAAAAGTAAAACCCCTTTTAGGGGCGGTGGACGTCGCTTACCTAAAAGGGGTTTGATAATGTTGTTATGTAGCGTCCACTCTACATTTGCAAATATATAAAAAAATAGCGGATAAATTTAATTACCCGCTTTTTTTATTTTAAAAAGGTAAATCGTCAACCTTACTTGCCACTGGCACTGTTTCAGTAGTTGGAGTTGTTGCATCGTGTTTGATTAACCAGGCTTGTAGTGTGTTAAAACAAACTTCTTTACCCTCTTTATTAGTCCATAAACGACCAGAAAGATTATAAGATACATTTACATTTTCACCTACTTTAAATTTATCTAAAAGACTTGTTTTGTCTTTAGTAAATTGAAATTGAATATACGATTTGTACTGTTCATCAGTTTCAATTATAAACTCTTTTTTTGAAAACGTATCAGTTACGTTTACAGTTTCTCCAATTTGGTAAATTTTACCGCTTAATTCTAAACTCATAATTTATTTATTTAATTGTTAATATTGTGATACTTATTTTTGTTTTCTAAATAGCATTTTCTTGCTTCTTCTGAAGTTTTAAACGTTCCTAATTGTTTATTCTTATAATTAATCATAATTATTGCAATGTATTTTTTTGAACGATTGTAGTGTTGTAATTAATCCGTTTTCAGAATTATAGGTAAATCCCTTTTGTGTTGCAAATTCTAATTTTTCTAATCTTGTCATAATACAAAAAGCCAACCGAAAAAAGGGACTAGACTTTAAACGATTGGCAATTTATTAAGTTGTTATTATCGCTAGTCCTCGATATGTTAAAGATACAAAATTATATTTAAAATTGTTTATTAATTCTTAATTCATTTATAAATTTTTCTTTTATTACAATCGCTTCTTCTAACCTATCTTTTATTAGTTTAATAATTGCTTCGTCACGTTCTACAATAATTTCGTGCCACATTTCAACACCGTTAAAAATAATATAATTAAAGAAGTGGGCCCGTTGACTATTAGTGCAAAGCATCTGCATTTGCATCTGTGAGATATACTGTTTATCGATTTGATTGTCTTTTACCAATTTAAAAAACTTGTTTGGTCTAGGACATTTAATTTCAAGTATTGAATCTTTACCAACTAAACCATCAGGAGAAGCTCCAGCGTGTTCTCCAAGTGGAAAGAAATAAGTTTCTTGAACGTCTATAAAATCAAGTGCTTTTAAATCTTTAAATTTAGCAAAAGCAATAGGCTCTAGTTCCGTCCCACGTTGCATATCAAAAGAAACAAAACTTTCTTCTTCATCTGCTCCAAAAACAACCTCAACTACTTTTTCAAAGATATAACTTTCGCCGGTCAATCCCAAACCTTTAATGCCTAAAAG